ACTTCAGTACCTTCGTAGTAATCTCCACTACCTGCGGGCATCTCAGATACTCCGGGGTTTCCTTGTACAGATACAGCTAGGAGACCAGCGTCTAAATTAGTTTGAGTAACAGAGTACAAAGAGTCTAAGTCAGGCAGTCTCCGGTAGTAGTGTATCTCATACACATCACCTAAAGCCGCTTCAGGGTAGATAATTATATTACTACCTTTACGAGCAAAAGACTCGTGGGTAGTTCGGACTCTTGCGTAGTCTGCATCTTCCATAGATGCTAATGAGATACGCTCATCAAAAACATAGCTATTACCCTCAGAGTCTGTCTTTCTTACTTGTATAATTTCAGAAAGATCAGGGGGTAGTGTTAGTTGAGTTTCGCCTACTTGTCCTGAAGTTATAGCCCCATAAGAGTATGTGTGCTCTAATGGTGGAATTCTTAGTTTCCTGTAACAAAAGTCTGCAGAGTAATCTAAGAAGTCTGTTACAAGAAGATCTGTTAATATGTTTGAGTCTCTGTTGACCCAGCTTCTTACTTTATCTTTTAAGGCATCGTATAATGGAGTTGACATTTATTGTCTCCTGTTTTAACCACGAGCCCTTGTGATGTTTGAAGTCAGTAGGCTAGGGTATTCTGATTTAATAATTCTTTTTAGTTTGGCAACGTCTTCCTTGTTGCTCATAAATTCTGTTTCTGCTAAGTTTAAGCCATGCTTGTTCATTATATCTATTACTACAATATCTGGGATAATAGCAAAGGATCTATAGTGGGAGGCATCGCCTCTTGCCTGAGAGTCTCTGGACTCTTTAGCGTACTTTAAGTACTCAGAAATATCCTGATGTACTTGCACCTCACTTGATCCGTTGTTTTTAATATTCATATCAAACTTTTCCATTGTACCTCCAACAGGTAAAAAGAAGGGGCCCCCGAAAGGGAGCCCCAAAAAAGACCTAGGGGTTATGCGCCACCTAGACCTACAATCATACCGCAACCCTTAGGGTTACTTACTTGCAGAGTGCTTTCTTCTACAATCTGTCCAACAGTGCTATCACCCAACTGACCGACTTCAGTTTCCTGAAGAGGACGCAGAGTAGCAACCTTGAAGAACGAGGGATCATACACTAACGCTGAGAAGTTTGCAGAGTTAGTAGCAACACCTGAACCAGTGTTGTGAGCCAGACCCATGATGTAGTTAGGAACAATACGGATTTCACCGAAGTCACTGTCAAACATCTCAATGCTTTGACGGATCTTACCGGTGTCATCAATATTACGTACAGTGTTGTTGCCAGTAGCGTGAGCTTTGGAAGACAAGGTACGCTTGTTCAAAGGTGAAGTCATCAGAGTAGTAGCCTTACCACCGGCTTCGTAGATAGCTTGCATAACGTCATCAACTTGGCTAAGCTCAATATCGTTAAGGTTAGCATCGGCAGAACCACGGTTAATAACACCAGCAGTACCAACACCAGTAGTGCTCGGAGCAGTATAAGCAGCGGTTTCACCACCGTTTACTACGAGAGCAGCATCGTTACAGTAAGCTTGGTAGCCACCCATAGTACGAGTGCCAGAACCGTTCTTGCTGTGGAAGCTGTGTACAGCATCATGCTCAAGATCACGGCGAAGCTCAGTACCACGCTTCTTCAACTGGTAAGCATATTCATCAGCAACACCAGCCTGATCAACAGCTCGCTTAGAGCCAGAAACCTGAACGGTCTTAGAGTTGATCTGAGTGTAGTTACCAAGGCGAGTACGATCACCAGCACCAGTTTGTGCAGCAGCTACAGTAGCGAAAGAAGAACCTTCAGCAACTGCGCCAGAGCCGGGAGCAACAAGCTCATCGGTCTGCCACTCGTGGTAGATAGCTTTAGATTGAGTCTTGCCAATAGAGGCCAAGAATGGAGTCTCTTCACGAGAGATCATAGAAATGAAATTAGCGAGATCTTCTTTCTCTGAGAGAGAACTAGTTGTTACAAAGTTTGTTGCAGCCATTATAATATTCCTTTTAATTGAATCTAATTAAATGTTAGCGGAACTTGCTTAATGACTTTAGAAATGCTAATTCAGATTGCTCATTACCAGCGCCAGCTAGCACACTTGTACGTAGCTCTTGACTGTCACGGGCTTTACGTTGGCTTTGGGTACTCTTACGTTTAGTAGGTACACCTTTAGCCTTAGTAACTTGTTTTCGCTTAGCGGAACCTTTAGAGGATTTTTGTTTAAGCTTTCGATAATCATCTACAAACTTAACTACACGAGCATCCATGATTACATCAAGGAACTCTTGAGGTACACCCTCTTCAAGTGCAAATCCTCGAACAGCTTCAGAATCAAAGTCTGGTACTAGCTCTTGAATTTCTTGTTCAAAGGTGGCCATTAAGCCGTCCACTTGCTCCTGTAGCATAGACTGTTGATGCTCCTGCACAGCAGCGTTAAGGCCTTCTCGTTTTTTACGAGACTTCCAGTAAGCTTCTTGTGCAGTTTCCCTCTTGTCCTTAAGCTCATTAAGCTCATACGTATCCCCGTCATCACGGGCTTTCTGAATTTTTGTTTCTAAGTCATGGAACTCTTTAGCGAGAGCGTTTTCTGTTTGTTGTAGCTCAGCAGATAAAGCGGTCCCAAGTTCAAGTGCTTGATTAGTCTTTTCAGAGTATTTCTCTTTAAGTCCCTTCTCAAGCTCACTAACTTCTCTACCCTTCTTAGACAAGTGTTGGTCTGTTGCAAATCCTTTACGGAGTTCAGTTAGGCTTACATGTTTTACTTCACCGTCAATTTTAACGGGAATCTTGTAATCCCAATCAATATCATCTTCTTCAGGTAAGTCTGCGTCTTGGGTAGAATCATCTTCATCCTCATCATCCTTATCTTCAGAAGCGTCTGCTTCATCACCATCGGTATCGTCTTCATCTGTGTCGTCTTCAAGTTCGGGTACATCTTCATCCACAGAATCTTCCGGGTCAAGCTCAGATTCGTCCTCATCAGGTAGAGATTCCTCCATGGTCGTAAGGCCTAGCTTAGCGCCCATTGGTCCCATTGGTACTGGAATGTCATCTAAAGAGTCATAGTCTTGACCAGCATAAAAACCAGCGTCATCCGAAGGGGTAGAGGCTGTAGTGTTTTCGTTGCTCATAATTTGTTATCCTATATTAGTCCTGTTTAGCCGCCATCTTCTTAGGGGCTCGGGTTTTATCTAGCTTCTTAAGTTCCTCTAAAGCGTTACATGCGTGGACAAAAGTCTCAGCATGATACCGTGCTTTACCGGGACCGGCAGCTAACTCCTTAATCATTGCGTTTATTGTACCCTCTGTTGCGAGGATAGCTTTTTCTAAAATACTTTTACTAGGTGTCATTAAATAGCTCCGTCTTGAGACTTATTATGATCAATTAACTCTTGGTTAAAACCAAAGGTTTCTATTTGCAGTAAACGTTCTTTAACAGATCCTAAGCCCATAGCTACGTGGAATAAGTACTCACGTTCTTTTGTACAGTGCGGTTCTGTTTGTAACCATTGCGTAAAGAGGTCTACTAAAATATCAGAGTAAGCTTCTGTAAAGAACTCATCTCTTTCTTTCTTTGCAAACATTGCGCTTGATAATGCTTCAGCCGAAGAAACAAAAGGATTAACCTTGTACTCTCCGCTAGCTTGGTCCATCTTAGGCTTAAACTTACGCTTAGCCCCTTGCTTATACTTATCCACTATATCTCCTCTGTGTAGTGTCTTAAGTTTGAAGGGCCCGTCTGGGCCCCTCAAGTGTAGAGAATCACCCCCTTTTTACATACCACCTTGCTGAAGGAAACTTTGAATAGCCTCAGGTGTTAACTCCTCTTGTCGAGGTTGACCTTGCTGAGGTTGTTCTTGGTTCCCGTTAGATTTTGGTTGAGTCATTGTCTTACTAATAAGTTCTTGCGCCAAGGCGTACATCTCTTGTACGTTTGGTTGCTCAGCAGGGGTTGTACCCTCCTTAGCTGCAGAGATATCTAGTTTAGCCCACTCTTGATATGATTTATCCAAGGCAACAACGAGTTGTTTCAAGTTATCTTGAATTGCATTCTGAGACTGCACATTTGTGTAATCGACATTTGCTTGGTCGAGAGCCATCTTTGTTTTGACAGACTGCTCTTCCATAGCTTTCTTAATCTCATTTGCTTTAGACTCTTTTTGTTTGCCATCCATTGCGGACTTTTTATACTCTTCGGAAGTGTAGTCTACTATGTAGTCTAACGGGTCTTCGCCTAAAGCCTCAATGGTTTTAGATGCAATGATAGCCGGAGCTAACGGATTGACTACGCCTTGGAATCCAGCTTGCATTAAGCTGGGGAGTACTTGCGAGCCAATCATTTGCATCTTGTTTAGTATAGAACTATTACTTGCATCGCCCACATCGGCTTCTACTTGCAACATCATATTGTCAGGGAGTTCCTTAATATTGATTGTTGAGTAGAAATCATTGCGATCATAATAGCTCATCTCTTGCGTACGCATCTCTTTCTTCATCGTTTCATACACACCTTCACATAGACGAGCTAAGCCAGTCTCCATAAATCTTCTTGCGATATGTTGGATGCGTGTTTGTGCTGCAGATTGTACAGCAGATACCTTTTGTTCAGAGTTTCCTGACACATAAAGGGTATCGTTAAGGCCTTGTGCTGCCTTAGATAATCCGTTAGCCTGTTCCTTATGACGTTGTAAGAACTCCAGTAAAGGTACAGTACCAGAGGATAAAGCTTCAGGGGGCATGTTTTGCACAGCTCCTGAAGGGTTTCCGTTGGTAGGTACAATTTGCTTAGGCTTTATATTTTGTAAAGCAGAGAAGTCAACTACATTGGGATCAGCTAGCTTAGGTGAGTAGTTAGTCAAGTAAGTGTTCTCAACAAACCCACGAAGGATAGCAGTAGATGCCATAGTAGAGGGACGAGTCATATCAGCCATAGATAGACCAGCCCACTCATGTGGGATGTCAAAAGGCTTTAGCTCTGCAATCTGAACAGAATCAACATCTTCTTCAAACAGGATGTGGTTACCTACAGTAATGAATCTTTTTAGCTCTGCAATACCATCACCATCACGATCAACCTGTAGCCAGCATTCTAAAACACTAGTTACTTGGTTAGCCTCTGAGGTTTGGTTGGTGCTAAAGGATACATTAGATAATCCAACAGAAGTTCTTCGAGCAGTCTTCTCGTTATTAATAGCTTGCTGGAAAGAGTAAGAGTCATCAGTGGACTCCCAATCAATACTTCCGGCTTGGTCTGGGTACTGTTTACGGATCTCAGAACGTGTCATCTCAGTTCTAATACCAACAAAAGATGCATCTTCAATAGAAGAAGCCCCTTGGCTGATAATGAAAGACTCAGGCTCAATGTTCCTAATCTTAATACCACTCTTATTCTTAGTACGCTTAACACGTACATCTTCATAGATGCCACCCTCATTAGAGTAAAGGTCACCTACTACTTCTACTTCTGGATCTGCAAGCAGCATGTCAAGGGCTTCAGGGCTAATCTCTTCATACTCTTCAAAGCTGTATGTAAAGTCTTCAACGTATTCCCATACTACTGCAGCGTTCTTCCACAGAAGAGCTGCTTTAATCCACGAGTTAATGATCTCCCAACCTTTGTTCTTTTTAAAGATACAGTAGTTAACAACATCAGATGCAACTCGTGCAGCATGTACACCCGAAGCCGTTTGGCTGTACGGTATGAACCTTGCTAATTTTTTATTATTTAATAACAATTCAGAGAGAACTGCAGAGTACCCCTCGATAGCTTCAACAGTATCTGAGGATACAATCTTAGACACACCTTGAGGCGCTAAGTGGCCTATAGGCTGCATTGCGTACTCATAGGTAGCTTTCTCTCTTTCATTAGAAAGATCAGAAGAGTCAAGGAAATTACCCTGTGAATTAGCAACCTCTGAGTTAATTATATTGTGAAGCTCATCATCCGTAACTTCTTCCATGTAGCCTTGCGGGTCTCTCATTTATATTTCCTCTTATGTACGCAGATTAACACAATCTGCCAGACAATCAGTTAGTTATTAAAATTGGGTTCCTATACTTTTTTCTTTCCCGAAACGCGTATGTCACCTAAAACCACAACGTTAGCTGGAGGACTAATGGGGAAACTTTTCAACTACAGCCAACTAGTATTGTCCTCCTCATACTGTTGGTTCTGGAAGCCTACCCTGTTCTGGACCAAACGGTCTCTGTGGGTTCTTAGGACTTCAAGGGCTATAGCTGTTGCAATTACAGTATCATCGTGTGAGCCTGAAAGAGCGTTGGTACGACCATTGGCATCAGCCACGTAATCCATACATTCCTGGATGATTCGCGGGGACGCAAGATTGATGTCATCATTCTCAATTGCGTTCTTAAGATGCCCAATGATCATGGGTTTAGTAGCTTGAGTTGTACGCCATCCAAGACGACTGCCTTCCTCATTAGACACATTAGCTACTTTGGTTTGATGGTATAGGTTTACATAGTTCATCTGCTTGAGACGATTCAATGTTGCTATACCTAAGGAATTAGATTCAACAGCTAATAAAGCATTGTTGTAGTACCTACCCAAGTAAAACAATAAGTCCCCGTATTGCGTGGGGTCAATCCTGTTATTCCTGAATACAGCTACTACTTCATTATCAGTGTTCATTACAGTACAAGCCGAGGAGTCTTGGCCTACACCAAGAGCACAGTCAGCTCCAATTACAAAGTTGTGATCAAACTTAGGATACTGGTAAATCTCCAGAAACCCCTCAGAGTGATCTTCAAAGGTAGATGATGTAAGACTAAACATCTGCCTCTTCATTAGTTTTTCGGGTACAAGGGATTGTAGCTTTTCAAGGCTAAACACATTAGCTCCAGAAACCTGAAAGGCTTCCTCGGCTGTACAAGGGTACTCTTGTTTAAACTTATTTAACCCACCCTCTGCAACCTTTAAACGTCTCCAGTAGAGTTGTTCTACGTCAAGACCATGTAGGTCCTGTAGTTTCTTTTCCTCTTCTGTAGTACTTTCATTGAACACTTCAGGCTCTAGTACTGTTCTTCTATATTCCGGCATCAAGAACCAAGGTACAAAGATAGGTAAGTAATCATTCTCACCGTTAACTGCACCTTTCCATAATCTATGGAACTCGTTACCAACACCATTAGCGGTGGACTCTAATATCACTTCCGTACCATCGGCTTCCGAAATACCCTGAAATAGACCTGCAAGGATCTTCTCATCATGGGTCCAAAAGGAAACCTCAGATAGGTGAGCGATAGTTGGGGTTGTACCCCTGCCAGCTTCAGGAGATCCTGCTGTATACAATCTATAGCCTGAATCATTATGTTCAAACAAGATCTCTTTAGCATTGGACCTCTTAAACTCTGGACGGAACTCTTCGGGCATGTTAGCAATTGTATTACGTGACATGTTAAAGAGGGAGTCAGATGTGGCTGAGTCATGTGCCATTACAACTGACTTGTTATACGCATTGAAGTAAGACTTCCAGAACACCCTGCCAACCGCATAGGTTGATAAGCCCATCTGTCGGCCCTTAAGGATTATACACCTGACACGGCCAGTTTCCTTCAATTGTTTTGAAATCGCTTCGTTTACAATCTTCTGAGCTTCGTTAAGAACAAAGGGTACAAACCCCTTAGCAGAATCTTTTGTAAGTATCTTTATCTGATCTAGTGCAAACTTCTCAAAGTCCTGCTCATACTCAGCTAGCTTCTTCCTCTTATAGGTTTCTTTAGCTAAGGCTAGTTTCTTGTTGTTACTCATTAGGTCCTCCCAGACTCTGATATATCTTTAAGATACCAGAGAGAGAAGTTCCATAGGAATATATCCTAAGGTTATCTCTAAGGTATCTAGCCGTGTCGAGGATGCCCCCTTAGCCCTTAAGGGGAGGGGTCTAGTCCTGACACATAGATCTATATTTTATCCTATAAGCCTATAAGGCGTATAAGATCTTAGGGCCCCCTCCGTACCCTAAGCAATAGATGTTCTGTGGGACCCTTGGGGGACCAGTCCTTTCCTACGTGTACTCTCTCTCTATAAGGTACTAAATAGATTTCTATTTCCCTCTATAAGGTACTAAATAGAGTCTGTGGGTCTATCGGGTCTTTAGGGAGAACATAGATAACCCATATATATATGTACCTATGATATAACTTGATACCCCCCTCTTCGTAGCATGGAGATCCCTACGGTATCTATGAGGTGTTAGTAAGGCTCCCCTAGAGATCCCTAAGATACCTGCTAGTGTGGGGGGCCGTAGGGGGTCTCAGGGATAGCCCTAAAGCTCCCTAAGAACCCGGGAGTATCTAACAGTAACCGTAGTGTATCGGTCATACACAGTACTTAACAGAGTCCTTAGGGGCTCGGGAGATATATATGGATGGCTTTGTAATGCTAAGCTTAAGTTTCTTTACCGTGTTTGGTATGTGTTCTATAGCTTTTCTAATTGTAAGTTGTATACCAAAGAAACGTGTTCGCGGTGCAGTGTTCATGTCTGATGCAGAGATAGTTAAAATGCTCCGTAACAAGTAAAGGCCGCTACGCGGCCCATAAGGGTATCAATCCTGATGCCAATAACCAAGTGGAATTATAGATATGAGTAAAGTTCAAATTAAACCCAGACACGTACTGGTAAAAGACGTTGTTGTTTCTGCGTGTAAGTTGCGCAGTACCTATAATGGCAACTACGGCCTTCAGTATGGTGCGCATCTAACAGGTGCTGGTCTCTCAGAGGTAGGTCTGAAAGAGGCTCAAGACGGTGGACACTGGTACTCCACCAACGCCAAGTACGGCAGTACGGGTGTTATAGTAGACCCTGTAAGCATTCAAGATATGGATGGTAACGATCTCGATGCTGACTTAGAGAATGGTTCTACTGCTCACATCTTGTTCCAGCTTCGGGATTACCCAGCGGGTGTCCGTAAAGATGGCACCAAGTTTGTAGCTGGTTTTAAAGCTCGTATCGTAGCAGTCCGAGCTGTCGCTTTCGACGTTAAGACTACGTATCAAGATAAGTTGTCAATGCACTTATTAGATATGCATGTCTCTGAAGACTCTTCACCAAAGGCTAAGACTGCTAATGGTGATTGTCCGTTCTAGTTCCCCTTGACAGTGGCTCTTCGGAGCCCTGTCTTTTTTGATTAAACCGACAACGCCTAACGGGCACCATACCACCACACGCGGAGCAAACGCATCATGGCCAGAAAACCAATAGAATATGTAAACGAATCAAGTCACCCTAGGCTCCTTCACGGAGCAGAGTATACCATACCGCAACTGTCAATCATCACAGGTATCAAGACAGCTACCCTATGGGGCCGCATAGTCCGCAGTAACAAAGGGACTGTAGATAATGATACCTTCAGGGATATTGATCAGATGCGTAAGCGTACGCAATCACGTACCAATGCTTATGTGTTTGAAAGGTTAGAGTCTGAGTCTGAAAGGCTATCAGATAAGTGGATAAGGATGGCACTGTAATGGGTAGGACTTGGGAAGAAATGGGAGATCCCGACTGGCACCATGGGGATTTAGATTTAGAAGAAGAAAACCAAGAGGATAATGAAGATGTGGATGACTGATATTATGATGTTGTTTTACGGAGCGTTGTTAGTAACGCTATGGATTAAACTAAACCAAGAGGATAACTAATGTGTGTTGCATTTGATGTTAAGCTTTCAAACTATATGGTAGTAAAACATGTAGGTAAGCCTTGCTTTGCCGCTATTAACAACGTAACAAGAGGTATGAGCAACCACGTACACCCTGTTTCTATTAAGTACTTACCTTTCCTAATTAAAAGATGGGACAGAGAGGAAGAAGTAGAAGTAGAGGAGATCGTACTTCCCGATAACATTGATTGGGAAACATGCGATAGCTGGTGGACTTACCTAATGTCTCTTGATTTTATAAGCTCAGCTCTTGTTCAGAAACGTAACAACCTCTTAGGTTACAAAGCAGGGTTCGAAGTACAAACTGATATCCCTGCAGATAGAATGATGGTTGTCTTATTTTTGTTACGTGCGCCTCAGTTCATGCAAGGGGTAGTACAAACCTTTACTAAGCTGGTAGATATGGGTTACGATAAAGACTTATCCTTTGTTGCAGCACTTGCAATCAATGACTATCAAAGATACCTCAGTGAAGACCCCCAAGATTTACAATTTAATCCTAACAGTTCAACAGAAAGCACTATCATATACCCTGAAAGATTTACTATAAAGGGTGCTAAGATTATGCTTAACAGATTACTTTGTGATGATTGGGATAAAGATCTATATGGCGGTAAGCAAAGTACATTCAGAACCGCTAAGCATTACAAAAGAGCTAGCGTCAATAACTCTGAAGCGTTAGGTAGGTTCTTCTGTAAAGCACCATCAGGTGCCTACACCAGAGGTAACATTCAATGTACACTGATGACTGACATCCTAAAGAACCCAACAAGACTTCACAGTGGTATCGGTTGGATGAGAAGTGAAGATAAAGGATTAAATGACGATCATATAGAAAAACTAATGCAACTTTTAACTGTATAACGGAGAGCTATTATGTCCAAGTTGGAAAACGTAACAGTCGGAGCAGACCCTGAAGTCTTTGTAGCTGACATGTCTGGTAAAATATCGTCTGTCATCGGGCACTTAGGTGGTAACAAGTCATACCCAAGGCCTGTAAATAACGGTGCAGTGCAAGAAGATAATGTCCTTGCTGAGTTTAACATTGACCCTGCTTACTCTAAGCTAGAGTTTACTAGTAACATGACAACAGTTATGTCTCAGTTGAAAAACATCTTAGAAAACAAAGGGTTACGTACTGTTGTAGTACCAAGTCACAACTATACTATGGAAGAGCTAGAGAGTTACGGCCCTGAAGCTATGGAGTTTGGTTGCAGTGCAGAGTTTAATGCATGGACCAACAGAGAAATGCCACGACCCCAAGGTGACAAGGTTACTCTACGTACCGCAGGTGGTCATGTTCATGTGGGATACGACTCACCTAACCCAATAGTAAACCGTAATCTTATTAAGATGATGGACTTTACCTTAGGCCTTCCTTCTATTATGCTTGACAGTGACACACAAAGACGTAGATTGTACGGTAAAGCTGGTTCAATGCGTCACAAAATGTATGGTGTAGAGTACAGAACCCTTAGTAATTTCTGGTTAGAGTCTACAGAACTAATGGAATGGGTGTATGATCGTACATTATGGGCTACTCGTAACATAGATTTGCTACCTTCGTACCTAGAAGAGGTTGATCAACGTACTTTGTGTAAGATTATTAACAAAAGCGATACCAAGTCTGCGACTTCGGTCATCAATAACCTAAACTTATCTGTACTATGAGGTAAAATAATGTCAGTAAGTAAACATTTTAAGGACATGAGTGCAAGAGATGTCCATAGTACGTACGTAGGTACATACTTAAGGTTCTCTAGTAGAGATGATGATGGCTGGTACCCTGCATTGGTACAAAACTTCCACTCCAACAATAATATCATTATTGAAATTACTAAGTTAAACGGAGACACTGTAGCCCTTGACCTCGATGACCCTAGTGTTAATATAAATTTTAACTGGCCTAAGTTAGGCATGATTAACGTTAGAGACCACGTTGTGTATACAGAGAGGGTAGCTAAGAGACAGTGGAAGAAAGGCTTAAGGATGCAATGTGTTAACTCTCAGGTGCATGATGAAGACCTATGTAATATAATGAGGAATGAAAAGAATTACGGAAGATCCTTTACGGATAAAGATCTTAACAGTCTGTATGATAATACCTTCACACCCATAGGAGATGCAATAGATATGGTAGTGTCAGGTGAAAAAATAGCAAGAGCTTTATCATTAGACTTTGCTATATCAAATATGTATGGGTTAAATGACACTGTTCTTATGTACAAATCAAACCCAGTAGGTGTGGTCAATGGAACTAATGTAGAAATACATGAAGGTCTCGATCATTTAATGCCAATGCTAAAGAGGATTGTCCCAAATGGATACCACAATTCAATCGTTGTTTGCAACTAGGGAGCAACAAACACCTCAGGTTTTATTAGGTGATCTAATAAACACCACCAAGATAGGTATAGAAGTAGAGGTAGAAAACATCACAGTAGATGCTCCAATAAAAGGATGGCGATGTATAGGTGACGGATCACTAAGAGACAACGGGGTAGAGTACGTATTTAAAGGACCTGTTGGTGGCCTTAGTGCAACTCGTAGGTTAGATTCCTTATGCGAAACCTTATCTGCTATGCCTGACATTAGGTTTTCACATAGGACTTCAGTGCATGTTCATGTTGATGTGAGAGATATGACATGGAATGAGCTAATAAAATACGTAATACTGTATGCTATGATAGAGCCTTACTTGTTTGCTGTGTGTGGTAAAGAAAGAGATGAAGGTATATATTCTTTATCTTTGTATCGAGGCAAGGATCAAGTGTCAAAGCTAAGTGCTATCGCTAGGCTAGGTCCAGATGCCTTAAGATCTGAAAGATACTGGAGTAAGTACTCCTCTGTTAACTTACTATCTGTCCCACAGTTCGGGTCTTTAGAGTTCCGTGGGCATGAGGGGACAGCTGATAGGTCAAGGCTTATCAACTGGGTCAATCATCTACTTAAACTTAAGGAGTATGCAATATCAGATAGTAATAAACTAACTGGCCTACCTAAAGTATTAAGTAACCACGGACCTATGTTTATGTTAAGAGAAATACTAGGTGATGATTTAATTAATAGTAATATATCAAGTGCAACAAGTGCCCTTCAAGAAGTATATGAAGGTGTGTCTATAGCAGAAGATCTATTATATGATATGAGATTTAGGTCAGCTTCTGAATCAATACGACAAACTAATAACGGCTTTAACCAATTGGAAAAGATAAGGGATAAAATATGTGTGGATTAGTAGGAGTAGTAGGTTCAACTATGAACTTTACAGACAGTAAAGTGTTTCGTCAGTTGTTATATATAGACGCATTGCGTGGCCCACACAGTACCGGGGTGTCTACTAATAATATTAAAGGTGAAGTAGAGACGTTCAAAAGGGCGCTTAATGCTAGTGATTACCTTCAGCTAAAGTTAGGTGAAAAGATATCAAGCAGAGTAACAGGTGACTTCTTGCTTGGCCATAATAGATACGCCACTCAAGGTGCTATTGATGATAACAATGCACACCCGTTTACATACGGTAACGTAACCTTAGCTCACAACGGTACTCTTTCTGATCAGACAACCCTTCCAGATCATAAAGACTTTGAAGTTGACAGCGAGAACATTGCCTATGCTATGGGATTAGCTGATAACCCTGAAGAAGTAATTAGTAAACTGATAGGTGCCTTTGCTTTATCGTGGTGGAACGATCATACTCGTGAGTATTACTTAGTACGTAATGAAGAACGCCCACTGTGGGTAGCTAAGAGTGACCTTAAAGATACGTACTACTATGCATCTGAACGTCACATGCTTGAAGCTATACTGTCACGTAATAACATTAAGTATACAATCAACGAGCTACCCGCTGGTCACTTACTAACCTTTAAGTTTAACGATAAAGGTGACATTACTTTAACAGATAAGAAAGTAAAGCTTGCACCAAAGCCAATTGTTAAACCTTACAAACGTCCAATAAATACCTACTACAATACGCCTAAGGCTGTTGCATATCAAGGCAATACTAATCCGCTAGCTAGACATAACCTTATACTAGGTGAAGAGGTAGAGTTCTATAGTATGGGATTGCCTGACATCTTAGACTCTAACATTACAGGAGTACTAGAGGGTTTACAAACTGATGGTAAGCAACTAAGAGTACGTGCTTTCAATCAGCCTAACAACTCAGTAGCTGGCTATTACACAGGGTTTGTAAAAGCTTTAGTAGGTAACGCTGGGTCTGAAGTTTTAATTGTAGATACACCATGGTTGCTTGAGATAATTGAAGGAGATGTAAACAACAAGCACAAACAAAATCAAATCAATGAAATACTTAGCAGCCAATGGGCTGTATCAGTTACTAAAACGGAGCAAGTGCAATGAACAATACAATAGTACTACCATATAAAGTAGGAAGCAGTTCAGCTAAACTATTAGCTAACACTCTTAGGTGTAAGAGAATGAAACTAAGTGACTCTACTCTAAGAGACAATGAGAATACAACCATTATTAATTGGGGTAACTCAACCTCAGACTTAAAGCACCTGCCTTCTGTTAATGTTATAAATAAAACAAATGCAGTAAGCGTTGCATCTAACAAGCTTAAGTTCTTTAAAGAGATTAGTAAATCAAATCAAGACACCTTACTTCCTGTAAGCATACCCGACTGGACCACCTCAAAGACAGAAGCTAAACGTTGGTACGCTGAAGGTAATGACGTTGTAGTCCGCCATGTATTACAAGGTCACTCTGGTGAAGGGCTTGAGCTAGTAACATTTAGTGAGGACGTAAGCCCATCAGTAGCAATACCCACTGCTTTACTCTATACTAAGTATATGAGAAAGCGAGATGAGTACCGTGTTCATGTTGCTAAAGGTGTTGCTATTCACGTTCAACGTAAAGCACATCAGTATGGAAGCGTACCTTCTAACTATCAAATACGTAACCATGATAACGGGTTCATCTATACTATTAACGATCTTACTCCTGATAAAAGTATTATATCAGAAGCAATCAATGCAGTGTCGGCTATCAACTTAGACTTTGGTGCAGTAGATGTTATCTGGAATGAACGTAAGAAGAAAGCTACAGTACTGGAAGTTAATACAGCATGTGGGCTTGAAGGTGATAGCACTAGCACTCGTTATGTTTCTGCATTTAAACGTATGCTAGAAGGTGAGTTACCTTACAGTTGGAAGAAGCCTCTATATGAAATAGAAGAAGAAGATCAACAAGAAGACACAGTTGAGGACGAAAGCAATAACTCTTTTAGTTTAGTACAGGATCTTCAATATTGTTTAGATGGTTTAGAACCTCCCCATAATGTGCAACACCATGAAGACTTAGAGTATTTGACTGAGGTAAGGTTTCAAGACAATGTAAATACACTGATTGAAGATTATATTAATCAAGGTGGAACTGATAATGTTATTCATGATTACCACTATTGGTTAAACAATCAAGGTATAGTCCCACCATACAAGCTGTATGTCAGGCATTGTAATCGAAGGGGCAGATATACAGTATTCCTTAAGCCCGGACACGTAGGTGTGACTCAGTTACCTTTAGTCTTTCAAGCTCATAGCTTAATAAAAGTAAATCAATAACAGGAGAATGTATGAATACTAAAGTAGCAGTGTATGGGTCCTTGCGTAAAGGCTTTGGTAACCATGCGTTACTATCGCAGTCTGAACTAATAGGGACAACTCAAACACCAAAAGAGTTTAGAATGTTCTCTCTTGGTGCGTTCCCCGGTGTTGGAACAGGTACTTCATCTATTAAAGTAGAAGTCTATCGTGTCAATGAAGAAACCCTAGCTAGGTTAGATAGACTAGAAGGGTATCATGGCCCCACCTCTCGTAACTTTTATGAAAGAGAAGTTGTTATGACTGAGTTCGGTCAAGCTCTTATGTATACCTTACGTGATGAAAGGTATAAGGGGCATGATGAAGTTACTTCGGGTGATTGGGTGGAGTACCGTAAGGTAAATCTAAAGGATCTTTTATGAGGACATTTGCATATGCTGTACCAAAGCATGTTAAAGGTGAGTTCATTGATGACGTAAAACATATTACGTTGTTAGAGATAAAGCAAAGAGGGTATACTCTTGACGAATTTGTAGAGGATACTTATGCGTGGGAAACCACATACCAAGCGGAGGATACGATGAGCTAATATAAAGCATAGTGCATTTAAAACCAATCTAATAAACACTTATTAATTATAAAGGTAATACATATATGTCAGATAATCTTGGTACTTCAATCATCCGTAACGTAACTCTTAACTACGTTAAAGTAGATCCTTCAAACCCAACAGATCCTTTTGGTACTCTGCAATGGGAATGTCAGATCGTTGTTGGTTCGGATAGAGCTGAAGAGCTAGCAGGTTTCGGTTCAGTTAAGCCTGTTAAAGATGATCCCACTCGTGTAGCTGTCAACCTAAAGCGTAAGGCTCTTCGTAAAGACGGTACAGATAATGATCCAGTGCAGATGGTAGATGGTCGTAAGCAAAAGATTGACCCTACTATTAAGATCGGCAATGGTTCTATAGGTAATGTTAAAGTATATCGTAGAGAGTACGATGTTGCTGGTCGTCAGGGTATCTCAACTATCCTGTCCGCTATTCAAGTAACTAACCTTATCGAGTACACCGGTTCGGTTGACTTTGATATTGATGATGCGGAAGCTGATGACAGTGAGTTTTAATTAGCTGTTATAAAACTTTCTCATCACGGAAACTAACTACTCAAAGAGATAAGAATAACTAGGATGTAAATGATTATTCTTATTAGCATACTTGTCATGTCACTAGTAGTAGTAGATGTGCTAGACAAGAGCCCATAAGGGCTACTGTAGTTAACCCTAAGAGCCTTACTCACCGTAGAAATACGTTGGGTAGGGTTTCTTTTAGTGCAGTTAGATAGCAACACAGGCCTATTGCGTATACGTCTAGGGTATTTAGTACCTTATAGAGGACTACCTAGAACGGAGATATTAAATGGAACCTGATACTAAAACCTATACGCAAGAAGATATTGCTGAAGGTAAGAAAAAGATACACCCTAATTCATTAGCTAACCTTAAGCCTCGTCACGATAAAGATCACATGAAAATGATGAGTGACAAAGCAACAGAAGCTAGGCTAAAGAATGATAGAATGAAAGAACAGATGGGAGATGTGCTTAAGCTAGTCAACAATCTATCAGACAGTCTAATGGATTCTATCCCTAAAGGATTAACCGTTATGAAACTGGCTATGATTAAGGCTATCTCTGCAGATGATATGGTTGAAGCAGCTAGACTAGCTTCTATTGTAGCAGAGTATGAACAACCTAAGCTTCAACGATCTGAAAACATTAATACTAACTTTGATTACAGTGATCTTACCGATGAAGAGTTAGCTACTGAGATGGATAGACTATCTGGTAATTAATATGGGGCCTTGTGCCCCTATTTTTATTGCAGAACCGACACCTGTTACATGCATTTTTTCAGGCACCGACACCTGCACCGACACCTAGGAGATACATGCAAGAATTCGTACTGTTTAGTGGGCCATCATGCCCCGGATGTAAGCACATTAAAGATGCTCTTACTCGTACCAACCTGATTGATAAGCTAAGATTAATTGATCTCTCTACTGACGAAGGCTTAGAAGAAGCTAAGCTACGTAACGTCCGAACTATACCGATGATACTTAATATCAAAGACGGTAAAGTATGGGATGAACTAAGGGGTTCTAAGCATAGCGACATAGCTATCAAAGTATTCCTATCAACTGAAGAAGGAAATAAATAATGCCTGGATATACTATTCGTATTAGTGATGCCGAAGATAACGAGAATGTTAAGGTCAGCTTTGAAGCTGAAGGTTTAGATATTGTAGATGAAGAGAGTAAAGCTTTTCAGCTTTGTGCTTACCTACTAGACTGTGTTCAAACACTAGAAGGGGATGAAGATAATGTCACTCATTAACACCACAATAGAAGAACGTGGCTCACGATACGGAAGCTTCGAGGGTCAGAGCGCATACGCTCAAGAGTTTAAAAGCATACTAAGATCTGCACCGCAGTGGCAACGTATGAAGTCCTCTCAAAAAGAATCATTAGAAATGATAATGCATAAGGTAGCACGTATCCTTAATGGAGACCCTAACTATTCGGATAGCTGGCATGATATTGCAGGGTATGCAAAACTAATAGATGATGTATTGATTAAAGAAAATGCGGAGGTAGGTTATGAGCGGTAAAGGTTCAGCACCAAGACCCATGCCTAATAGAAAAAACTATGAATCTAATTGGGATGCTATCTTTAGAAAGAGTAATGAAATAGATAAAGATAAAAACTCAAAGGATAAAGTCCGCTACGCGGACGATAAGAAACCTAAAGAGTAAAACATTATGCAATGTATAAAGATACTTAAATGTTCAGACGAAAGTAAATGGTATGCAGGTTGCGTAGGATATCTCTTGCCCTATGCAGGGGAAGATGATGTAGAGTATGCAAGCAGAGAGTTTGCTGGGTACCTGAACTTTGTATCTAAAGGTGATGCAGAGCTTGTTGAAATAGATGACAGCGAGGTCCCATGATTAAAGATGATTACAAAGCTTGTACTAAATGCAGAGCTAAGAAACCACTAAGCGAATTTGCTATGTGTAGTGGGGGTAATTACTTACGAACTGCATGTCGTGTTTGTGAAAACTCTATAGCAAAAGTTAGGGCTGAACTAAAGAAAGAGAATGAAAGGCCCGGCCCCGAATACAGATGCCCTATATGTGTAAGGAATGAAACAGAAGCAGCTGGTTGTGGAGGTGTATCTAGGTCCCCTTGGACACTAGACCATGACCACCTTACTGGTAAGTTTAGAGGGTGGCTATGCCACTCATGTAACAGGACATTAGGTGGGCTAAAGGATGACTTCGGCACACTGACAAGAATTAAAACCTATCTAAAGAAAGGAAGAGAATGAACATTTCGAATAAGATCTTATCAGACATCACAGTATTCAGTAAGTATGCAAAGTATGTGCCTAACCTAAACCGTAGGGAAACATGGGATGAGTTAGTAACACGTAACAAAGAGATGCACATCCGTAAGTATCCTCACGCCGCTGAAGA